AAGATGAAGGTAAAGAGTATCGTTTAGAAACTAAATCCGAAACTCCTGTTACTTCTGATTGGTCTAGTGCTGCTCCTTCTGTTGCAGATATTAAATTTAATGAAGATAAATCTTTAGCTGACGTATTAATCACTAAAGACGAAGTTTCTACTAAAGTTAGTGATGCTGTAACAGCTGCTGGTGAAACATACCAAACTAAAGAAGATGCTTTAGCTGCTAAAACTGCTTTGGAAGAATCTATTCATGCAGTATCCACTGCAGGTTTGTCTGAAGAAACTAAACAAGATATTCAAGCTGCTAAAGATGCTGCTGCTACTATCGCTGGTTTCCAACAAACTTTAGATCAAACTAAAACAGAATTGAATCAAAAAGTTGAAGAAGCTAAACAAGCTGCTTTGACTCAAGAAGATAAAACTGCTATTGCATCCATCGCTGATGTAAAAGCAACAGCTGAAGCTGCTAAAGCTAAAGCTGAAGAATTAGAACCTAAAATTACAGCTAATAAAGAAGCTTTAGATACTTTAAAAACTAAAGTAGATGCACTTCCTGATTCTGATGCTGTAGATGCTAAAATCTCTACTGCTAAAGAAGCAATTAATAGCTCTATTGATTTGGTAAAAGAAAGTGTTGCTGCTTTAAAAACTGTTGTTCAAGGTTCTGAAGATGGTGCTACTAAAGGTTTAGATGCTAAACTTACAGAAGCTAAACAAGAAGCTGCTGATAACTTAGCTGCTGCTAAACAAGCTTTAGAACACTCCATTGAACAAGCTGCTACAGCTGGTCTTCCTGAAGAAACTAAACAAGATATCCAAGCTGCTAAAGAAGCTGCAACTAAACTTACAGAAATCACTTCTAAAGTTAATGATGCAGTATCTAAAGCAACTGATGCTGATACTAAAGTTGGTACTTTGGAAACTAAAGTTACTGCATTAGATTCTTTCAAAACTGATGCTGAACCTAAATTGGCTGCAGTAGATACTGTTAAAGAAGCTGTAGATACTTTGAAAGATACTACAGTTCCAGCTATTGCTGATCGTGTAACTACTTTAGAAGGTAAAGCTGCTCCTACAGATTTCACTGAAGGTCAAAAGACTAAATTAGATGAAATCCTTACTGGTAAACATTTTGCAAATGCAGATGATATCGACAATGCTAAATCTGAACTTAAAAATGAATTAGCTACTAAAGATTCTGTAACAGAACTTTCTAACCAAACTCTTACAGCTGCTCAAGGCAAAGTTACTGAAGCTAAAGAAGAACTTGAAGGCAAAATTACTGAATTGAGCACAAAAGTTGATGGTATTCATGTACCAGATACTTCTACTTTGGCTACTAAAGCACAATTCGCAGATACTTTAAGCTTAAAGCAAATCGATCCAATTATAGATGTTAAACAGTCAAAAGATATTCAATCACCATATGGAAATTTCAGCTATACTGTTGGTGTAAAAATTGGTGGCGTAAAAATCGGTTATGTAACATTAAATGATGGAACTGCAACTATGGAAGATGGTACAGTATCAAAAGATTATGCTGGCTATTACATTATAACTAATACTAATCCTATTACATCTTTAAAAGTTGGCATTTATGTAGCAGCTGATGATCATAGCAGCCCTATCATTGAAAGAGTATTGGAAATCGATCCTTCTAAATTCGTTAATGAAGATAAATATATCTTTGTAGCAGAAACTAACGATAATGGCGATTTAGTATCTAGAAACATTACAGCTGTTACTAAATTAGAAGACAATATCTCTGATTATAACTTTAAAATTGATTTGAAAGCATCTACTGGTACTAGTACAAATCTAATCATTGGGATGCTTGCTAGAACTGCTGGAGAAGAGTTTGCAGACTTAGCAGCATGTTCTACTGTAAATGGTCAATACAACTTATTTGCGAAAACAGAATTTACAGAAATTTCTGATAAATTAAATTCTTTTGTAAGAACAAAAGATGGTGCTGTTATTGCTGGAAGTTCTAGTAATAACTTTAAGGCTATTAAGTTGAAAACTCCATTAACTCCAGATGGTCAAAATGACACTTATGTTGTAACTTATCATAGACCTGTTAACCACGGCTAATAAATACAATTTGTACAAGGAGAGTAATTCTCCTTGTACACATCTTATTAATGGTTATGAATATCAATAAGTTACTTATATATGGAGGTGTTACTAACTTATGGCACTTAATGACAACTCTTTTGTTATGTCGGTTAATAACCAAAATAACCTGATTGAAAATAAAGGTAGCCTTCCTGTAGCAGATAGTAATGAAATCAATGGTGGTAGAATGATTGTAGCTACCACTGCAGACCGTAATAGAATTAGAGCTACTAAACGTAAAGCTGGTATGGAAGTATTTGTGCTTGAAACTCAAACTCCATATATATTACGAACTAATGATATCAGTAAAGAAGTAACAGTAGATGATGATTGGACTATTTTGAAATCTTCATCTGCTTTATCTTCTGATAGATTATCTACTGCAAGAACCATTAATGGAGTACCATTTGATGGGACTACTGATATTGAACTTCCAGCAGAATTCTATACTGCTAGAGAGATTGTAGAAATCTTTGATAATGGTAAGATCACTCTCAAAAGAGCGTATGATTTATTACTTCCAAGATTTGCTACTAGAATCTCTAATATGATTTCTGATGAAAGATCTACTCTTGGTGAAGATAACTCTAAAAATATCTCTGCAAATGTTGGTGATACACTAAGAGTTGATACATTTGATCTAGTAAAATCTATCAAGACTCCTTTATATCAAACTTCTTATACTACTACAAAGATCAATGATCATATGAGAGATTATAATCTTATTCTAACATCTGATCAAGGTAGTGATGTTCCATTAGGAACAGAATTCCCAGCAGCTATCTCTTCTACTTATACATTGAGAGATACTTACACTTCTGGTATTTCTTTGAGCTGTGTATTTGAGTCTAATAGAGTTACATATTTCAATATTCTTAGAAGAAGAAATATGTCTGAAGCTTTGCAAGAAATCAGACTCACTCCTCAAGGAACTTCTTCTTTCAATATTACAGTGGCATTCAAAATTAACAGTGGTAATTTAGAAGATTCTATTGCTATCTTTGTTGCTATTCCATATAAGACTACAGATAATAATGTAGCTAAGTTCCAATATAAATATGCTAAACTTACTAAGAACAATCCTGGATCTTTGGTATATGAAGGAAGAATGGATGGTATTACAGGAAGTTATTATGACTTTTTAAATAATACAGATGGAGAATTAGATAACTTTGCTGTTCCTATCACTATTATCTCTAAAGACAGTGAAGTTTCTGCTGCCCTTAAAGCTCTTTAATAGTATTAAGAAAGGAAAGAGTAATGAAACTAATTACTTTAGATAATTTAAATTTTGCTCTTGGATTGGTTGCTAATAGGATTCATACTAAATGGACTACTCTTACAAATCAATTAAATAGTAAAGTTGATAAAGTTGAAGGAAAACAATTATCTACTAATGATTTCTCTAATGACTCTAAACAAACTTTAGAAGACGTAGAAAAGAAATCTATAGGTATTGAAAATATCTCTATCAACGAAGATGGTGTTATGACAGTTAAAAACATCCACGGTGATGAAGCTAATAAAGCCTCTGTAGAAGTTCATGCTGTTGCAGCTGGTAAATTAAAGACTCCTAGATCTATTAATGGTGTACCATTCGATGGTAGTGAAAATATTGTAATCAATTCTGGTGGCACTAGCGATATTGCTGCTGAAGAAAGCGAAATCAAAGATTTATTCACTAGTACTGAAACTGCTTCTCATGATACAGGTCATATTCCTGGTCCTAGCCCTTATAATCCACCAACCATGTAATTTAAGAAAGGATAATTTAAAATGGCTGTTGAAAAGAATTTTATTGTGTTTAGCACACTAACTACACCAGACCCTGCTAATGACTCTTTTCCTATTATGGTAGATGAAGATATGGCTGGTGGATTGAGAACTGTACAACACAAAGCGGATATGCTTGCTATTCCAGAAGAACGTCGTAAAGTTGGTATGGAAGTATATGTAGTAGGAGATCAAAAGAAATATAGATACATCTCTGAAACTTATGGTCCTACTACAACTATTGATGCTTGGGCAGAGATTAAAGAAGGTGCTGACAATCCAGCTCCTACTATTGAAACTGTCAATAATAGCGAAATCAGTTTACCAGATATATTGTAATTTATAGAAAGAGGTATATGAATGGCTAAATTTGTTAGTCTTGATAACTTAAAGACATTCCTAGCAGAACTTCGTAAACTATTTGTAGTTCAAGAATCTGGTAAGACGTTGTCTACAAACGATTATACTACTACTGAAAAAGACAAACTTGCTACAATTGAAGCATCTGCTCAAGAAAATAAAATTGAATCTATTACTCTTGGTACAAGCGTACTTCCAATCGTTGGTAAGAATGTAACAATTGATACAATGCCTGCTAATGAAATCAAATCTATGCTTCAACGCATTCCTAAATTTGATATTCAAGTAGTAACTGCATTGCCTACTCAAGATATTGGTGCTTCTACTATTTATCTCCTTAAGAATCCTGCAGAACAAAATCAAAACTTATATACAGAATATGTGTATATTAACAATGCTTGGGAACAATTAGGTTCTCAAGTTGTAGATTTGACAAACTATGCATTGAAATCTGAGATTAAAACAAAAACTTCTGAATTGATCAATGATGCTGGTTTCAGTAAATCTAAAGATTCTGCAATTCCTATCTATAAGATTGAAGATAAAGGTGCAGTAACTACTTTATCTATTACTAAAGAAAACTTATATGAATCTAGTGTGTATAAAGTTAATTTAGATGGTAGCCAAGGTGCTGAATTCGAATTAGAACTTCCTAAGAATTTGGATGCTGGTATGTACACTGTATACGTTGATGCTATCTGGAACAAAAATAAATTAAAGATGGCTCAAAATACAATTGTATTCAGTAATGAATTACGTTTCCCTACTATTAAAAAATTCAATGATGATGCTGCCAAAACAGTTGGTGAAGTAGTATTCACATTTAGAACATTTGATGGTGGTGCTACTTGGTTATGCGAACGCTGTGACCAATACTATGTAGCAGTTAGAACAGTAACTCCAGCTAATGGTACTATTACAGTTAATGGTAACTCTGCTCCTGAAAGTCGTTTCAGAGTTGGTACTGATGTAACTATTGCTGCTACTTCCAACCCTGGTTACATGGTTTCCGAACTTCATGTATCCAGTGAAGAAGATACTGACCAACCTTAATTTATATAAGATACAATCTTTAATAAATAAATATCCAAGAGGGTGGGTTAATTTCCTACCCTCTTTATTTTAAGATTTAATCACTTGGAGGATTATAGATGTTAGGCTTAACAACAGTTGCTAAATATAAATCTTTAGAGAAAAGATGCAAAGAATTAGAAAATCTTAACTCTTCTTTATTAGAAGATAAAGCTCGTAAAACTAATCGTATCGCTAAACTAGAAAAAGATAAAAGAGATCTTATTGAAGAAAATAGTGGAATTAAAATTAGATTGCAAGAACTTAATGAATTCAATCTAAAACTTCAAGAAACTTTAACAGAAGTTTCTAATAAAGCACAAGAGTTACAAACTCAAGTGGAAGAATTAGAAAGCGGTTTACAACGTCAAATTAATGAGTATGGTAAAGCTACAAGAAATATTGCTGAACTTTCTCTTAAAGTTGAAAACCAATCTAAGGAGATCCAAGAATTAAAAGACCAATTGGAATCTACCAAAAGTATCGATACTGATAAAAAGGTGGAGCAAACTAAAACTCCAGTTATCAAAAGAAAACAATCCACTTCTAAAGCTAAAAAGGTTGTAAAAGGGAAAACAACTACTACTAAAAAGAAAGCTACTGGTAGAACTAAGAAACAATAGAGTAAGCTATTATAATGATAGCAGTTCTTATTTCATTTAGTTATGGAAAGGAAAATTCGTAATGCTTGGATTGTATACGACTACGCAATATAGAGCATTAGAGTCTCAATATAAGAAAGCTGATAAGCTTGCTCAAGAGTTACAAGAAAAAGTTGACGATCTAGAATCTCAAATTAGTTCTTCCCAACTTTTAAATGATTACAAAAGTTTAAAAGAACAACATGATGCTCTTGTAACAAAAGAAGCTATTGAAGCTAAGACTATCGAAGCTCTTGATATTGCTATTCAAGATTATAAGACTAAGATTGCATCTATTAATACAAGTAATCCTTCTACGACTACATTAGTTGAATCTAAAGCTAAAATGACTGATGTAGCTAAAGAACTTAACAAGTATAAAGATGAAATCAAGGACTTAAAAGACAAAGTTATTAAACTTAGCAAAGACAATAGTGAACTTACTGCTAGTAATATTGATTACAAAAATAAGGTTGAAAATCTTAATAAAGATTTCAACTCTGCTTCTCTCAATGTTGCTAAAGCAGAAAAGAAAGCTAATGAAGTTGCTGAGATTAATAGAAATCTCATGAAATCACTTACTGACTTAAAGTTTGAGAATGAAAATCTTGCTAAAGATAAGAATGCTCTTACTGTTAAAGAAGCTGCTTATAAAAATAGAATTGCAGAATTAGAAGCTGAAGCTGAAAAGCTTCGTAAAGAGGCTAGTGCTGCTAAAGTTCTAGAAGAAGATAAAGTAGATGCTTCTAAAGGTGAAGTAGTTACGATTCATGTAAAACAAGAAGACGGTGTAGTATTTAAAGCCAATGGTAAAGTAATCAAAGACTTTGTTCAATTCTACAAAGGTTCTTCTGTAACAATCGAATGTTATAAAGATGGAAAACTATCTGATAGCTTTATTTTAGAAGAAGATTAATTTCTTCATATTATTTTCTCGGAGGTTAATATAGCATGGCTAAAATTATCGACAAAGTTATTTTCAATAACATCAAAGAAGAATTGATCAACAACGTAAATGAAGTTGTTACTAATCAATCCAAAAAATATTTCACTCGTTGGTTGAAAGAATCTGGTATTCCTCAACTAAAAGAAATCGCTGACGTTTATACAAACAAACTCAAAGAAGACGCAACTAAAGAAGCTGGTTGGAGCAAAATCCGTGATGGTGTTGTACTTCCAATCTGCATCGCTGTAGCTTTGAATGTTATCGATTCTGTAATCGGTAAAATTATTGAAAAGACTGACGAAGAAGAAGTTCAACAATAATTACTAATAACCCATCAAGTATCTTAATTGATACTTGATGGATTTTTGTGATTTTTTGACAATAAGTAATGAAATTACTGTATTTAAAAGAATAGTGGTGAAAAAATGTTAGTTCTTCCTAAAACCCAACGACCTAAAGATATAAATGCTATGATCGTTGTAGATAGAGGAGAAAAGAAGAATAGAAAATCTATTCTTGATCCAACTCTTCCATTTACTTTTGAAGGAATAATGAATAAACTCAATGATTGGCATTTATGCTTAGTGCACCACAATGTCAATGAATCAAGAAGAGAAAAAAATATAAAATATACACTCAAATTCTTCAGAGATGATTATAGAACTAATCCTGAAAAAGTAAATGTTATTACTCAACTAAGCTATCCTACAAATGATAAAGAATACAATAGTGATACGGCTATACTTATTGGCAAGGTTCCAGAAGTATTAACTGAGTCTTATATAGATGAACCATTTGTTTCTATACCTCTTAAACTTATTAAGAAATTAGACTCTTTTGGTCCTATTAATGCGGATGGTATATTGTGTTCATTACAAATTAATCCATCTTCTGAAGATGATATAGAGAAAGTATACTACAATATGGAAGCAACAGGTTATGAATGTTCTAATACTGTTGGTATCTTTGAATGGATCATCTCTGATAAAGAAAATGGTAAAGGCAATGTATACTATCGCAAAACAATTTATTTAAGACCAGACAACAATCCCTATCCTGATATCGTTCCTGGTAAAGATATAGATGACGACGATTATGAAGAATAGGAGATGATTTGATTGTTTAGAAAAAGAAATTATTTTAATATAATTAGGTTTACAGATACAGGAATATCTGATGTTGGTATTAATAAAGATACTTGGACGAAGAATGGTTCTATATCTTTTGAGAATTATGCAGCTATTCAAGATCCTTATATTAGTACTAGATTCAAATCTTGCTACTGTTTGAATGAAAACTCTTATTATCAGAATGATGCTGAGTGTAAATTAGAAAAAGATGGAAGGTTTGCAATATCCTTCTGGTTCAAATTACATAACTCCGCTATTATTGATTTTGATAATAATAAAGATTCTTATATTCCAGGTGTGGAAGTAAGTGATGAGAATGGAAATAATATCAAACTTATTCCAGCATATCATGGATCTATTCCTGGCAAACCATCTGTTGCGTTATTGATTAATGATAAACTAATTTATGACTGCCCTTATACTCCTGATAATGAATGGCATAATATATTATTCTCTAGAGGAGAATTGATTGTAGAACGTTTATTCTTTGATGGTAAAAAATGGTGGGAATATCCTGATGGTCATGAATTTGGTCGTATTTTAAAGAATATTAAGCTCGGGAATCCATATGGTGCGCCTAAATCTGGAGCATATGAATATGAATTAGACCAACTGCACGTTTGTAATGATAGTACCTACACTGATGATTTTGAATTAGTCGATATTAGACAAACTGTAGAAAGATTTCCTCCTGAATTAATAGAGCTCCCAGATACTAATACTCGTATAGAGCCTAATTATGTATATGGAGCTCCATTTAATTACAATACAAATCATACTAGGTGGGATAATGTAGTAGATAACGTAGAAATTACTAGACCAGTATATTTTAAAAAATCATCTACTGCTGATCTTAAGATGAAAGAGAAGATTCTCTTTGACGAAGATAATGAGACTGCTCATAGCAATTTCAAATTTTATTCATATCCTGAAAAAGAATAATTAGTGGGTAGAGTCATAATGACTCTACCCATTATTTTTATGATTATTCTAATATATAAAATTAATTATAGGTGATCTGGTGGGGCTACGGATGTGTCTTCATGACTATCTAAATCATCTTCCATTCCAAAGAGTGGGTACCAATTAGCTGCGCGATAACCATGGTTCTCCGAATAAAACATGTCATCAATATGAAAACCATCTACAATTTCATATTGATCTGTAGTAAGCCCAGTTCTAGTAAGATCAAATCCTTCTGGAACATTTTTAAATTTAATCTTTTTCTTTAACTTAGTACAACCAGAGAACATATTATTGCAATTTTCAGCATAAGTTAAATCGAATACTCCATTTATTTCTTCTAAGTTTTCACAGGATCCAAACATGGAACTGAAGTTTTTAACAGATGAAGTATTCCATGTAGATAAATTCAAGCTCTTTAAGTTCTTACAATTAAAGAAAGCATATTCCATATTTTCTACACTACCTACATTCCAAGTTGTAAGACCTATTGCTAATTCTAGTGCCTCACATTTGGAGAAGAAATAACTGATATTTTTACAAGTTCTAGTTATTCTAAGACCTAGTAATGCATCAAACCATCTTAACTTTTTACAGTTATTAAAGAACATTTGGGCACTCTCTGTCTTATCAATAGAGAATCCTACAGCAGTGGTACCTGGATATGCGTGATTAAATAATTTCTCAAGACTATTCCATCTTATATTTTCCATATTAGTGAATGGGCCACCTAGATTCATCATTAAATATTTAGGAAATTTTTCTGGTAGTTCCCACCAATTACCAGAACTAGGAGCATTGATTTTATCGAACTCATCTTTTACCAGATTATTTTCAGGATCTCCAGGAGTGGTATAGGTGGCATCATTAAAATTAGTTATAGTTTTGTAATTTGAAATCTTATTAACTGCCCAAAAATCTACATTTGTAATGAAATCAGATTCTTCAGGTTCTTTCTTTTTTTCTGTTACATGAATTGTAACGCCTTGAAAATTCGGATCAGTACCTATAGATTTCAGTTCATGAGTTTGTTCTTTTGCCATAATTCCTCACAAAATTAATAATCAGTGATATTTATAGGAAGATTTTTGATAGTTTCATTATAGATAATGAAATATCCATATGGTCTAGATTTAAAGGAATATGAGAAGCAGCATAATTTATAAGTCTTACCAGGAGTTACACCTACAACAGTACATAAATCGGCACCGTATCTGTTTACAGCATCTGGAAGCCTCCATGCACTATTTCTCCAAACTGACTTGCCAGTATCAAACCAGCTTACTAGATTATTGTAGTTGAATATTGCTGTACCATGACATTGTGTCCTATATCTATCCCCATCTCTATTACTTCTCCATCTTCCAGGAAGTCTATCATTTCTAATATCATCATCTAAAGGAGACCTATCTTGTTTATAAGATTCATATCCTTGTCGCCCTTCTCCTTGATCCCATACTTCATCAGATCTGTAATGCCAAGAATACATTACTAATACTCTATCAATACCATCTGGAATAGTGATTTCTTTAACCTTCCAATATTTATTTTCATTAGTATCAAAATCAGTAAATCTACCAGCATTCCAAGGAATCAATGCAGTAGCAATTTCTTTAGCAGCTGCTGGAGTAGCATTAATTTCAGTAGGACCAGTAATAGTAGCACTAGTTATATTTAGAGTACCAGGATTATATCCATCATCTGGTGTAATAGAAACAGTAATATCTTCTCCATGAACTACCCATACTTCATCACCACTATATTCTTTTCCATTATAATGAACAGTAATAGTTTGATGAGGAGATTGAGTAATGGTTACTTTATATTTAGGAAGGTAGTTTAGAGTTATACCATTTCCTCTATCAAATAACCACATAGAGAAGTCTTCCTTAAACATCTTTGTATTTTTACCAGTGATATAAAGACTATCAATAGCAGTAGCATCTAAGAATACTTTAATACCACTTCCATTAGGACCTTCAAATAGATCTTTTTGGAATTTGCCGATTTCGTAGTTTCCAATTCTACCGTTAATCCATTTAACTATTTTCTTTTTAACAACTCCTCGACTAATAGGTCTTTTAAATCTAGGGACTAAAGAATCTACTCTAGGACTGAGATTCAATACTTCTAAGTTGTATCTAGATTTTATATCTCTAGATACTTTATGGATATTATTAGAAATATCTAATATATCTTTTCTTTGTACTAGTTTACCATTTACAAAGACAGCCATTAGATTCTTATTAAGATTTCTATCTATTTCATACTTATTGAAATAGATATATCCACTCATAGGAAGTTCTGGAATAGCTTTATTGTATTTAGTACCTGTATAGAAGCAAATAATATCTATATCATCCCGAAGACCAATCATAATATGATCTTCAAATTTTATGAATCCTCTATAGATATTAATACTATAATCTCTTCCTTGAACTAAAGCCTTTCTGTTTAAGAATACTTTAAATCTAGTTCTAAGATCAAGCATAGCGTAATATGGAGAATTTATATCATATTTTCTAATACCATCTTCACCAGAAATATGTAATTCCATCTTTTGAACAGCATATTGTCCTTTATTATGGCAGAAGGTAAACTTAATATCGTCTTCTTCTGTAATACCAAATGGTACTGCATTTTTAATACGAATAGTTCTTTCACCAATTCTATCGTAATATGCTTGAGGAATTAATCTTCCTTCATTATCTGTAACGAAGAATTGCATTTCTGTAAATTGTTTATATGGGAATGGTATTTCAATATCTAATACAGCATTATTTGGTGCAATAGTAATAGTAGATTGGAATTCTTTTCCATCTGCTTCTGCTTTTAAAACAGTAATAACAATCTTACCTTCAAATGATTGATTATTACCACCAGTAATAATATCTGTATCAGTAAATTCAGCTCTTCCTGGGAAGGCTTTACATTTAGGATCTCCAGAGATATACGATGAACCACCGCCAGCTCTAATATCTCCACCACCGCCTCCATACCAGCCAGCTCCACCACCTGGAGCTCCACCGTGTACTTTATCAGTAGCTAAATCTCTTTTGCCAGGACCGCCATTAAATGTAGTACCATTAGAATCTGGAGTGGTTGTAAATGTAGCAAACTTATCTAAACTACCACCCATACCAGGTCCATCTTGAGTACCAGGTTGCCCAGCATAACCATATCTATACCAACTATCTGCTCCATCATAATCTTCATTACCATTGGCAGTTAGTATTGGAGCACCAGTATATCCACCGCCATCATAGCCTTCTAGATATACTTTTGATCCTTTATAATCTATATAATCAGTACCGCCACCACCACCAGCAGCAATCATGATAGCAGTATTCTTATCACTTTTATCTAATGAGACCCCAGAAGAACCTCCACCGCCATATCCCATCATTTGAGATATTTCTGGATATCTAGAATCTCCGCCTTTACCAAATCCAAGACCACCAGATCTTCCTTTTGGTAAACACCCAACAGTAAGATACAAGATATCTATTTTAGAAGTATCTAAAATACCAGAAGTATAACCACCTCTGGATCCTGTTCTATTATCTCCACATAACGAACCAGCTCCATAACATTGAACTCTTATGGAATGTATCCCAGTCAAGTCTAACTCAACTGGGATTCCATTATTTGGAGTGAAAGTGAATACTGTTTGGCCGTTATTTTTATCGACTATACTAGCCATGGGTACTCCTTTCAGCTATTATAAATAATTAACTCTAGCATTTGGTGCACCCCAAGGAGCATTATCAATAGATTGAGCAGACAAATCAGATACATGAGATCCAGGATATTCTGCAATATTGATAGTTCTCAAATTAGGACAGTTTGCAAATGCATTTTTAGCAATAGTTTTTACAGATGCAGGAATAGTGATTTCAGTTAATTCATTAGAACCAAATGCATAATCAGCTATATATTTTAAACCTTTACCTCTTATACCAAGAGTAGGTTCTACCGCATCTTCTATAACTACTTCATTTAATTTATCGCAACCATAGAAAGAATATTCTAATATCGATTCAATAGAATTAGGAATAACTACACGGGTTAATTTAGTAGCTCCTTTACATACTCCTTCTTCCATTGTAGTAACAGTAGAAGGAATATTCAATTCATTTAATCCACTATTAGAGAATGCCCCACTTCCTATATAAGTTAAGTTTGGTTTTAGTTTAATAGCAGAAAGATTACCACAGTTTTTAAATGCTGCAGGCATAATCTTTAATACTGTATTTTCTAAATCCATTCTAGTTAGATTATTAAATCCATAGAATTGATAAGATTGAATAACTTTAACAGATAGAGGAACTTCTACTTCAGAAGTACCAACTCTATTTTCTGGAGTATTATCCATAATATAGTTTTCAGAAGTCTTATCATAACTAATTCTTATATTCTTAGCAGGTTCGAATGCATTATCAGCAACATTAGCATTTTCTGCAATATATAAAGTATCTAATAAACCAAATGCATTTTCTTCTACTTTGATTTCAGGAACAAGTTTAACCGATCTCAATTTAGGAGTGATAGCAAATGCATAAGGGCTGATACGCTTATTATTTCTATCAAATGCAACGTATGCTAATTTAGTCATACCTCTAAATGTGTATGGAGTAATAGTTTCCAATGAAGTAGTAGGCTCAAACTTAATAGCTACTATATCATCATTATCTGTAAAGATAGAATAGAAGCTATTATCTTGATTCATCTTAGTATGAATAGCACCAACATTATTAGCAATTAATACATACTTAGCCATATCAGGAAGCCTATACAAAGTATCTACTTCTCTACCATTTAAGTTAGGACTTACCTTATACCATTCTACATCTAGATCATCGATAGTTGCATTGATATCTGCCGCAATAGGTGCATTATAATACAACTGAAGATTACCAGATATGAAGTCTAAGGATACTGGATGATCTTGAGAATATTCTACCTCACCAGAGATTAATACCCTAGTATACCAATTAGAAAGATCTTCCATGTATTCTAATCTACCATAGATAATATTCTGTGTGAAATCTACTGCTTTACCAGCTAATGTTGGTTTAGCATACATTTCATCAAACCAGATATCATCATGATCTCTAGTCATATTGAATAATTCGTATGGTCCTTCAATTCCGTCTTCAGCAGATGATACACGTTTCTTATAGAAGTATAAGATTGTGATAGTCTTATCAGAATTAAATTGCCTATCATTCTTATAAGTAGGAACGATAACATTTCCTTTTAAGGTATATCTTTCTGGAGTGATAAATACGCCATTAATAAACAAAGCTATATTATTAGGAGTGATTTTCATCTGATCAATATACCAGCTTGGTATAGAAATAATAGTCTTTGCAGTAATAGGGAATTCTATCTTTTCAAAGTCTATTCTTTCTGTAAATCCACCCTTAGCTTCTAAGTCTTCTACTGTGACAATAGTAAGATTTCTACCAGCATCTAAACTATAATCTGGCTCTGTAAGAGTAAGAGTTTTAGTAACTGGATTATATGCATATCTTTCGCTTTCATCTAAAGAAAGACTACCAGCAAAAGCTAAGAACTTAGTATTATATCCAATACCATCTGGAAGTTCAAATGTAACTTGATTATCTTGTTTAGCAGTAACTTGTTGAACCTTGATATTAAATCTTAGGTTTTCAGATGAGTTTTCTTTATACTCTTCTAATACACCTATATTATTGAATATCACCATTACATATTGAGCATATTTACAGTGACGAATATCAACAGGATCTAATAACTGAATCTTACCATTAGATAGTAATTCATATCTAGATGGATCTATATAAGTAGTATTACCAAACAATAAGAAATTATCCTTGGTAAGTTCATAAGAATTGAATACTGGTTTAAAGTCTAATAGACCTGTATCAGTACCACCATCTGCATAAGAATATACAAAAGTGATACCAGAGTTTTCTAACTTACCATCTTCAGCATATTCACCGTCAACTTCGAAGTCTGCTCTTACATATGGGAATACGAATACTAAACAATCAACAGTAGTTTCTGTCTTTTGTAAAGCTCGTGTTTCATATAATGTAATAAAGTCCCCATCTTCTGATAAGGTATATTGTTTTCTCTTATCTAAATAAATACCATCTTTATTAAATACAAAGAAGTATTTATTTCCTCTAGGATAAGCCTTGTATGGATAAGGTACTCTTACTACAGTTTGATTATTCTTTTCAGGATAAACAACCTTAGAACTCATATAGACGTCATGGTTATATGGAACATGAGTAAAGTTATCATCACATTCTATATAGAATACGTCTACATAATCAGATTCTTTAAAAGTACTAGCAGAATATATACGTTTATATTTAACTCCATTTGTGAAGTTTGGAGCAATGATTTGATAGATAGAATTGTTTAAAAGATGACCATTCTTAAATATCATATATCTCTTAGGATCCCATCCAGATTTAAATTCTTCTCCAAGGGAAAGATAATTAGTATCCTTATCTATCATATATCTATTATATAAGAACTGTCTTTTAGATCCTGCATAGAGTGGAAGGTTAGCAGCATATTTATTATCTTCAAATACCATATTATTTTTATCATCAATAATATATTTTAAAGGATATAAATGACCACTAGTAACTTCTACAAATACTTGAATATCATCATACTTGATACCAGTGCATAAACAGCATCTATCTTTAAACTTAGATTCTATTTCTTCTATTATTTGGAAATCAGTAGTCTTCTGATTTGTTTTACGAATATATTTAGGATCTATAGGACCTTCGTACCGTTTCTTTTCTATAACAGAAATGGTTAGAGGAAATTCTACTTCCATATCTGTTTTAGATAATTCAACAGTTCCTTCTAGAAGATCTTTATCCTCTTCACCTTTAACGTATTCTAAATCACCAGTGATTAATGGATTTTCATCTACATAGTTTTGGAGAGTACCGTATTCTACTTGAATATAGGACTCATAGTCTCCATTCTCACAGATATTTAAAGCCTGTTGAGTGGGCTGAATATTATATCTGTAGAATTCGGTATTTCTATGGTCTGCATCATCTGTGATGTAACCATTAATTGCAAATACAGAATACAAAGAATTTAGATTATATTTAGGAATAAGCTTCTCTTCTGTAGGAATTCCGTCTGCACTAAAGATTACTTTACATCCATCACCCTTTAAAAACTCTACTGTTAAGATTGGATTATCAATAAATAACATTCCAGTTTTATTAGGATTGAATGGATTAAAGTTAGCCATTTTAGATAATCTTGGATAGGCTTTATATAACTCATCTTCAAAATTACCTTTATCACCAGCAATCATATTTACTATAGGAACCGTTGTATATTTATCAAATATAGAGAATATACTTGTGGCTCCAATAGGAGAATCTATTATTTTTTCATTTTTTGGGTCAGAAGTTGATAATCTATCTAACCGTATTTGTGTAGTTTTGAATGTTATTTTTAAAACATTCTCATTTGGTTTTGGCACATAAACAGAAGATAGATCAAATAATATTGAAGAGTTCAATTGATAATGCCCAGAAGTTCTATCTGTTGATGTATCTCCAGACATTCTATCTCTTTCTCTCCAATATTGATTCGCAGCATACATCTTATTTCTACTATCAGTGCCATCATTCTCTATCTGAGAAAGTATAATATTTTCAAGACCATCTATCTGTTTACGATTATGAGACGGTCCATCATAATAACTATCTTTAAAAGGGATTGGAATTGTAACCACTTTGGTTACAAGCTTAGTGTACAAATGCTCTCCCTCCTTAACAATAAAAAAGCGAAATTTATTACTAGTATGTACCCCTATACGAAATTATCGTATAGGGGTTTGTTGTAGTAATAGTGTTATGCTTTAATAATAACAATTGGAACTTCGATCTTACATGGTATATCTACAGGAGTGAAATTATAAGATGGATTTACCTTACAATAGAACTCATAAGATTCACCACTATTATCTGTAGGATCTACATAATCCCATACATAGAGATCTACATCACAATCAATATCTATTGGATTTATATCAACCTTAACTTGAACTTGTGATGGGATATCAAACGAGATATCTCTTTCATAAAGTGCTAAGCCAGGTTTAACTCTAATAGATGCAGTGAATTCAGATTCCCTTGTCTTTTCAGGAACTTCCACGATAGAAAAGACTTCAGAACTAGCTTCAAATCCAGTTCTTACTTTTCCTAAGAAGTCTTGAGTATTATTATTTATATATAATAATTGGCTATCCAATGGCTGTAAGAAGTTTACCATTTTATGGCAACGAATAGATTCCAATACATCTACAGAACTTGCTGTTCTATAAGTACCATAAATAAATCTAGCTGTGCCTCTAAAGGTTAATTCTTTATTAGGTTCAAACTGTTTTAGTTTAATACATCTGTAATCTCCATTATTTGTAGTATCAAAGGTAGAACCAAATGCAATAACAGTGCCATTAGAATAAGGAATAGGAAGATATACACTTTCGATAATTCTTCTATTCCTACTAAGAACGAATCTGTATTGATCGTCTTTATAAGTAATACTTAGACGTAAATTAGATCTGTTTTCTATATCTTTTAAGTTGTAACTAAATACTGGGTTATGGGGATTTAATGCATTCATGACTTGCTTATATTCCTCTTGATTGCCCACATATAAGTTACAAAGAGGTTCACCAAAGCCACTCATAACGGTGATAACATTGATAAACCCATTGCTTATATTGTAATCGAATTCAAAATCTACGTTAATACGTCCAAGAAACTCAGTTCTTCTAGGTCTATATACGTCTTTTATATCAGCAAGAGCAGATCCTTTATATCTTATTTTACCGAATTGGTTTTTCTTATCGCCATATTCTTTAAGATATAAATCATTAGTATCTTCAACACCAATAGTCTTATCAAACTCGAATGGGATAGGAATGCCAATTACTTTAGTTTCAGTAAAGATTTGTTCATTCTCACCATTCTTAAGTTTAGTTGGTGTATGGATTGTAACTCTATTACCAGAATAGGAAGTTTGATCATACCAATCAGGAACGATACCGTTTAAGAAATAAATAGGAAATGATCTATAGTAACGGCTATTAAATTCATTCCTTTCCATTTCATACGCAATATCCCCATTAGCATCAAATGTGGAAGAAGAATTTAACCTACCAATATCGAACGTTACTCTATCGGCAGTAGCTCTATCCTCGTAGACTTTATCAAACTTAATTTGTTGATAGCAAGCCATGTAGTCTAAAGCTCTAGCTAAATTCTCACCATAGTGTTTACTCTTATAATATCGTGCATTGAAGTCAGACATCAACTCTTTGAAATGATCATCCATTTCATAGAATTCTTCAAATAAAGCGATGTAACCATTCATAAATGCATTATTTGTAGGATGAACAGCTAATGCTTCATTAGGAAGAGAATCTTCCATCCAAATACAACTGATATATGTAGGAACCCTTAGCATTGGTTCTCCACTATATAAACACTTGATAATATTCCTATTATAAATTTGACCAAACAAATCAGGTATATATCTACCATTTTGGTCAAAAGCTACTAAATTGTCTAAAGTAATTTTGTACTTTTTATCAATGGTCATATCATATAGAATAAATCTACGACCAAGAGCTAATTCTTCTTGAATTGCTTTATATCTAATATTAGTAGGATCATCATATTCACTGACTAATTTAAATAGAGTAAAGACGGTTATTTGTCCTTGTTTTACTCCATCATTAGCTTCCATGAACACTAACTTATCCCCTTCTATTCTATACCTTCTAGGAATAACTACTTTATCATCTATGAATAGCATAAAGTTATTCATATTATATTCCAATCCAGGCATGTCTGGTAAGGTAATAGAATTAGCGTTTGTTTTTATTTCTTTAGAGAAGAAATAAGGTTTTAAATGAAGAGGACCATGTTGAGATCCCTTAGTGATATTAACAAAGGCAAAGATTAAAGTATCACCTTTATGAATTAATTTAGTGGAGTTAGTAAAGGTAACAGTATGATTTGTAGAATTTACTATATAATCATTTTGATTTAAGAATATGCTACCATTGAAGATAAGTATTTGATTATAATTATCTACATCAGGCCAATCTTCTACTGGTAATTGGAATACAGTTTGTTCTTCCTCTTCTGCAACCATAGAGAAGATTTTAGATGTAGCATAGTCTTCTATTAACCAATCAGAGTTATCTGTTATGATCTCCATAGTATATAGAGTATCAGGAAGATCTAGGGTTTGATAATTAAAGAACTCAATTAGGTCAACACCCATCAAACGATAAGTTCTAGGATCTAGTGGAACATTATCTCTATATAGAACTATTTGATCTCCTGGTTTTACATAACCATGATCCCATGCTCTAAAATACATAAAGATATTTTTACCATGAACACGTTTGACTTCTAGATTACCATATCTCCATACATAATGGACTAATTCATCATCACTATGCTTTTCAGATCCACCTTCGGAATCTACATATGAAGGCATGGTTTGTTCATAGATACCATTTGTTCTAACTTTAATATTTGGAGCAGATTCATTATCTATATAATAGAAATAGATAGCTGATTGAGAGTTATCAAAGTAACCATCTTTATTGAATTTATAGATAGGAGTTTTATCCTCTCTTTCACCAATAAACTCTTCATAGATTACTGGGAAAGGAATCTTAATATACTCTACAGATTTTACAGGACCAGATAAGATAGGATCTCTATTATTGATGAACACAGTATAGAAATCATCTGATCTAATCATATAAATTTCTGATAATGGAACAAATTTACCATCTACAAATAATAAGAATGGATTGATTTCTTTATTTGCTAATAAGTGATAAGCTGTACCTTCGAAGAAACGTTTTTCTTCAAAGCCTGATTTATCATGAGCCATATTATATAAAGAAATTACAGTAGAATCTATATATTTAGATTCTCTATTCCATTCTTCATTCTTAAAGTATTCTCTTTCTTCATGCCATTTTATTCTAAGTCTTTGAGGAAGATATCCTCTTTGAGCTTCATTAAAATAATATGAAGTGGATTCCATTTTGTGATCAATAAGATCCTGAGTTTCTGGTTCTAATTGACCTAAAACATTTGAATGGTTATTTCTAAAATAGTTTTCTATAGTATCTTCTGTTGTGATATATAGAGTAGGAGGGATGAAAGTATCATAATATATACACTCATCAATAATACTAATATCGTCTAAATATCCACCATTAAAGGTAAATATATCATTTCTAGTACTACGTTTGTATCCAATGAATAGCTCATCTCCAAATATCATACTTCCTTGAATATCATTTATAGTTGTTAGACAACCATCAACGAATATTCTAAGTACGTTATCTTCTCTAGTAATTGTAAGATAATGCCATTTATCATTGAATGTATAATCTACAATAGCACTAGAATACTTTTCTTCTGGAGAAATTTGGAATGTAAAATATCCTGCCTCTTCTATATAGATGAAGTTATTAAAACTATTTTTAGTATTCTTCTTATAAGATAAGATTGGAACTTTTGTATTTTTATCTAAGTTCTCTTTCTTAATTCTATACTTAAGATAAATGGTGAAGTTTTGATTAGAATTAAAGTGATCTTTTAACCTACCTACATTCTCTAACCACAATCCAGCATTATCATTAAATGGTTTAAAATAAGCAGTACCAGCTGCTTCAATAATAGATGAGGTATCTGTAAAAGATACCCCACCTAAGTTTTTAACAGAAGAATTTGTACAACCAGTTTTATCAAAATGGAGGTTAAGTAAAAAATTAGGCATTACGAATACCTCCTAGTATTATTAGGCAATAGTGCCTAACATCGTAATTACATCTTTAGAATATTGAACCATATCTTTGCCACAGATCTTTTCAATAGTCTTTTGGTTATTTAAATAACCGCCAACGTATGCATCAGTAATCATAGCAGAGAAAGCTGGATAGTATTCTAAACCAAATACTGTACCAGGACCGAATTGTCTCATCCATCTTTCAACAACTGTATCTAAACTAATAGCTTTAGGATTTAAATGCATAGCATCTCTTAAAGAGTTGATAAAGATCTTGATATTTTCATATGGATTAATATCTTTTTCTTTAATATCGCTGTGTTTACGACAAGCTCTTTCGATAGAGATATCTAAAAGAGTAGCTTCATTTTTAGAAACACCAGCTACTCTGATAGCAATATCTCTAGCTTTATCTTCATCTTCCATTTGAAGAATACCCATCAAGAAGTACATAGCAGCAAAATAATTTACACGAATCTTACTAGATTCTTGAATAGAGATTTTTGCTAAGAAATCAATAATATGAGTAAAGGAATCTGCGAAGCATCTAGTGATATTCAAGATCAAATTAGATCTACGTTTAATGAGATCAAATTTCTTATGGTAGATCATAGTAACACCAGCATTCATAAGGTAAGAAACTAAAGTAGTTTCATTTACATTATAATCACCGTGTTTAGGATCTTTTACGATACAAGTAGAAGCATCGATAAATACTTTAATCTTACCACGATCTTTACCTTTCATTTCTTTAGCACAGAATACTTTGAAAGTTCTAGGTAATGGAACTTGGCAATCTAAAAGAATTGTATTATTAGAATTTAAGATACGTAATAAAGCTTCATCTGTTCTTTGATGTTTCAAATCAAGAATAACACCTTTAAATTCTTCAGAGGCTTTATCTATTAATGGATCAGTCATAATAGCATCCAATAAGAGTTTTTGATATTTTGGATACTGTTTATAAAAGTAAGAGTCAGAGTAGGATTTAAGTTCCTTCATTGGTTTTATTTCCTCCTATTAGATATTTTTGAATAGTTATTTTAATGTCCCTGTGGTCAATAAAGCATCTCCAATATGATAAAATACGATGTCTTAGACTTGTTATTAAGTATAATAGAAAGGGATAAGAAAATGGAATTACAAGATATTTTAGACCTACATGTGGAGATGAACTCCAGTGATAGGTATACATATAATGGGAAAAATGTACCTAGAGTTACAGAGGTACTCTCTAAAATGATTAGTGAAGAAAAGTTAATGAACTGGGCTAATAGTTTAGGGTTTAAGCATAAAAGATATAGAGACGTTTTAAATCAAGCAGCCACATTTGGGACTAAAGTCCATCATGGTATTGAATGTTTATTAAAAGGATTACCAGTACCAGAAGATACTCCACAAGTTTGCCTTAATGCCTTTAAAGAATGGTGGAAAGTTATTCAAGCTAATAAGTATGAAATCTTAGGTCAAGAAAAGAAATTAGTTTGTGAATGGTATGGTGGAACCTATGATTGTCTAATGAAGATAAATGATAAGATCTATCTTATTGATTTTAAAACTTCTAATCATGTTACTTATAAATACTATCTACAATTAGCAGCATATTCCAAAGTACTTAGAGAAAAAGAAAATATCAATATAGATGGAGTTATTATTCTCCAACTAAATAAGTATCAACCTAAATACAAAGAATATATTTTAGACTTATCTATTCCTGATCATAAAAATTATTTCGATTTGTGTGAAAGAACTTTTATATCAATTCTCTATAGTTATTATCACATTCATTATCTTGAGGAGAATTTTAATGATCTTACCAAGAAACTTCATCAGCTCCAACCACAAAGTGCATGATAAATATGATCCATTAAATATCTTTGAAGATTTTACTAGTTATATCAATGACTTTAATAGAACTGATGGCAACAAATACGTTAGATATGTAAGAAGATGGATTATAAAACATATTAAATTTCCTCTTCTTAGTAATAGAATATCTAAGGGATCTAGAAAGATATTAAAAGAATCTTTCAAGCATCCAGAAACTATAGTATATCATGTAATGAGATACTCTATATTCTTATTGTATTTCTCTACCCTATTCCAAGTAGACCTTGAAGATCTTCTTAAAGGTATATTTGAAAATAATAGAGATAGCTGTGATATCATATTCGAATACAACGATACAAGGGAAAATGCTTTCCAGCGTATAAACAAGATTATCATAATCAATTACAATCTAAATAGTTTATATCGTCAAACAAATGATAGATTTATAAAGACTAAGCTTAGATTAGATCTTGATGAACGGATTTATACTATTGAAGAAATAGTTTACAAATGTTCTACTAAATTAGAAACAGCAACAGCTGGAATTGAATCATTAAGAAGATTTCAAATAGATGAAAAGGGAAGGATCTTAAACCCTTATTATAAATTTGGCAAGCACTTAAAAGCTGAGGAATACAGTAAATATTCTGTTATGGCAGTAAATATAATGGGTATTTTAGATATAATCCTCAGATCTGTATTAAACGTAGGAATATCAAAACAAGTTAATGATACTAGAGCATAAACTTGCTCTAGTATTATTCTTAACTTAAATTTTGGTCACATACTATAATATTGTAAGGAGTGATTAAAAAGAACAATGAAACAAGTAGTAAGTTTTGACAATACAAAAGATACTTTTGTTGAAGCTCATATATCAGATTTGCACTTTGGTACTATAGAGCCTTTAACGGAGTATAAAATATTGAATGAACAGTTTTTGAACTATCTTGAAATGATGAATGTATTAGATATCGTATCTGTAAATGGGGATATATTTGATCATAAATTTATGGCAAACTCTGATGCGGTAGTGTATGCAATCTCATTTGTTCAAAGACTTGTAGATATATGTAGAAGAAAGAATGCAACCTTGATACTTATAAACGGTACTGGATCTCATGATGCTGATCAGCTCAAGATCTTTGTACCATTTATGAATCAAGGTTGCGACTTAAGAATCGTAACCCAAACTCAATTTTTATTTGTCAAAGGTAAGAAAATCTTATGTATTCCAGAAATGTATAATATGGGGGAGCCATATTACAATCAATATTTGGTAAATTCTGGATTGTATGATGCATGTTATATGCATGGGACTTTTAAAGGATCTATATTTGGCAAGAATAAAAGGGATCTTAATTCTAATAGAGAACCAGTATTCGACATAGAAGACTTTGGTAATTGTAAAGGTCCTATTATATCTGGACACGTTCATGTGCATGGAGTATATAGCAGCGATTTCTATTATTGTGGGTCTCCAATAAGATACAAGTTTGGTGAAGAAGAGGAAAAAGGATTTATAATTCTTCTACACAATATCAAAGAAAGAAAATATATGGTTCATTTTGAACCTATTAAATCTTTCCGATACGATACAATTAATCTTGATGAAATGATTGATCAAGATCCTAGGATTATAATTGATTATATCAAAGCACTATTAAATGAGGGCATAGATCATCTTAGAATTCTTATTACTAAGAATAATCCTAGAACTATAGAACTCTTAAAGAATTTCTATAGAAGTAAGACTAATATAAAAATTGAAACTAACTTTGAACAACAAAAGATACAAAAAGAATTGAATACGATGAATCAGAAGTATAAACAATATGATTATCTATTTGATCAAAATCTATCTCCTGAGCAAAAGTTAATTCAATACATAAACCAAGAAGAGGGAAATGATTTTTGGACTGTTGAAAAGTTTGCAGACTTCATGTCTTACATTGAAAAACTTTAACCCCAAAAACATTATAATACTAATAGAACTGAATATCAAATTATGGGAGTTTCTAGTATGACAGACTTTAATAAAAGAAAAGCTAAATTCAATACAACGACTACAACACCATCTGCTAGAAAAGCTCCTCAAGCTTCTGGCATTAATGAGTATATGCTAAATTCTTTTTGTAGATATGCTCTTTCTATGAATGATAATATCCGTAAGCACGGACTAACAATGCTGAATAGTTTAGTCATTAGACTAAATCCTGAGGACTTTATTAAGAATCAAAACTGTGCCATAAAACTACGTTTTCTAAAAGCTATATTAGAAAATAGAATGCAAGGTTTAAATGATAGAGAGATGATTCTATCTAATATAAACTTAATAATGGATATAACTAGTTTAGAGAAAGATCCAGCTATCTCTAGAGAACTTTCTAATGATGAAGTTGTATCCGTTGAGGGTAATATCTCTATGATATTAACCAATACAGAGGTTGATGAACACATTAAGATACTACTTGAAGCTATTACTAAATATCAAAATGCTGATTTTAGAGAAAAGAATCAAACTATCGATTATCTTAAATCTAGAATCAGTGACCTACAAACCCTATTTAGACGTAATGAGATAAACAAGGATTCATCCGATACGTTATTTAGATTATCTCAATTGGAAACTACTGTTCCAGATATCCATAAATATGTAACAAGCCCATCATACAAACTAGTTACAGGAATGCAGGGATTCAATGCGATGCTTGGTGGAGGTTTCCAAAAAGAACGTGTATACTCATTCTTTGGTGCATCGGGTTCTGGTAAAACGACTACATTAGAAAACATCATGTATCAGTTATGGAAGTACAATCAAGATTTTATAACCCAAGATAAATCTAAGAAACCATGTATTGTATTATTAACAATGGAAAACTTGGTTGTAGAAACCGTTTGTTCATTATATCATATAATGACTAAAGGCAAATCTATGGAAGCATGTGCTACTGCTGAAGATGCAATAGCTCAATTCAAAGCATGCCAATTTGAATTCGATCCTGAGAATAAACGTGCTGTAGAATTGGTTATTAAATATAAACCAGTAAATTCTGTAGATACGACTTATATGTATAAAATAGTAGAAGATCTTGAAGATGAGGGATTCGAAACAATAGCATTCTTGCAAGACTATATGATGCGTATCAAACCATCTGAAAGAACAAAAGACGTTTATCAGGATTTAGGTACAGTTGTAAATGACTTTAAAACGTTTGCAATCTCTAAAAAGATTCCAGTGATAACTGCATCACAGCTTAATCGTGAAGCGATGAAGATTATTGATGAGGGAAGAAATGCTAATAAACTAGATTCTATTAAGAAACTAGGCCGTGCAAATATTGGTGAATCTATTAAGATTGATACTAACCTTGATGGTACATTTATCATTGTTCCAGAATATGATAAAGAGGGAAATAGATATCTTGGTATTAAGATGACTAAGCATAGATATAAACTTCCTCCTAATCATAGATTAGATTCCATCTTCCAACCGTTCTATCCTAAATCAGTAGCATTAGTGGAAGATCTATTTGAACCTAAAGCAGTATTTAAAGAATCTCTAATAAATAATGATATAGAAGAAGTGACTTCTAAGTTTGGTACTACAGAGCATGTATCTATAAATAACCCAGCTAAGAGATTAGAAGCATTAAATAAATCAGTTGATATGACTTCTGGTTCTGGTTTGGTAAAAACTCCTAAGAGAAATAACGAAGTTAGTATGCCTATAGATACAATGGTTGAAAGACCTAAGACTGATATTAAAGATACTAAACTTGTAGAGATGACTCCTAAATTCTCATTAGATAATGAAGATTCATCTCCATTTAATAGAAATAAAAAGAAAGAGGTTGTATATCTAGTACCACCTCCACATAGCAATGCTCAAACACATTAAAGTGGTGGTATGGGATTATCCCATACCACTATTTTTGTCTTAAGATGAAGAAGTACTAGATGAACCAATTGATGCTGTTGAAGAATAAGATTTAGATATGAATTTATTCACAGGGGTAATAATCTTATCTCTAGAATGTTTTTGATTGTAAGTATTCATTGCCATAGATTCTTTATTATAGATAATAGAGATTGCATTAGACAATGTGGTCTTAGGCAAGAGATACAATTTTTTATTTGGAATTGTAAACTCATGGGTACTACAAATATTATTCAAACGTAATATAGTATAGAATAGTTTTGTAGAACCATATATCTTATAAGAAAGCATTTTAGGATTGTATTTATATTTATTAACTTCTTGAGGAGTTAATTCGATTAGAATGCATTGCTCTTTTAAATCTGGTAGATAATCATCTAATAAGTTTTTTACTACAAATTCAAATCCATCTCTTGTTTCATAATATGAGATAGATTTGTAATCTGAATTATCGCTAGCAGCATTACCTGTATCAATAAACTCTTTTAGAGTATGAGTTTCTGTAATACCTAGACTAGCACTATTGTAATATATCGCCATCTGGATCTCCTATAATTCCATTCCAATGATTTGAGGTTTAGTAATATCCCCACTTAAAAAGGTGACTATAAATCTAGTACCTACTGGGATATATTTCTTAGGGTAAGTTCTTGTAACCTCTCTTGGAAGTGCTAATTTAACAACAGCTGTTCTTTTTACCTCACCAAACTCTAATCCCTCAGTTTCTTTATTCATAAGATTAGGAATAGATACTTGGTTTCTATATAAAGCACGGCTGTTATTTTGCATACCTCCAGTCATTTGCAATTTAAATAACTGCTCACCTGGATGGAATTTATTAACGTAATCATCTAGAAGTATAGCTATTTCTGTACTAGAATTCACATTATGAGTACTCATTATATCACCTCTTTCATTATTACTGTGTCGAAATATAAAATATGAAAACTAATCAGATAAGATAGTAATAGAATTATGTTTTAGAAAGAAAGGAAGAAATTATTATGGCAAAGAAAAAAGCAAACGTATTAGGTGGAGAGATTGAGTCTTTAACACAATTTAGATCATCTACTTGTACCAATCCAGAATTATCAGAAAGATTCATTAAAGATGTATTAAGAATTACTGGTCTTGAAGAGGATCATGAGGGATACATTGTAGATGCAGAAGAAGACTTTGAAAACCCAGATTATATTGTCGTAAGAGGTAAATTCTTAAGAAATACAAATAGAGGCATTCTTCATAAGAAAGATCTAATCTTCGATCCTTATAACAATCCAATCATTATGGATGAGTTGTTAAAGCAATATTTACAAAAATCTCATCCAGAAATTGTATCTGCTCAAATCATGTCTGCTAAACCAAATCAAGCTCCTAAAGTAGATACTTATGGATATATGACTTTATTATATGCCAATGGCGCAAAGATTAAAACAGATATGCATTATAAAGACTCTACTAAATACCTAGAAGCATATATGAGATTAGAGGCTATGACTAATGGCCCAGTTAGAGAGATCTTAGGAATATATGATGCATATGAAAAAGAATACTTCGAAGCTCTTGAAAATGAAAAGGGAAAGAAATGATACTAGATTTTGAATTAACTGATGAACAGCAAGCTCTTATAAAAGCTGCTGTTCACTGGTATAAGCATGAATCGGAATTAGTATTCCAATATAGTGCTCCTGCTGGTGCTGGTAAATCTACTGTAATGCATTGTATTATAGACCAACTTGGTTTGAGACCAGAACAAGTTGCCCCTATGGCATACGTTGGATCGGCCGCTATTGTTATGCGATTAAATGGATTTCCAAATGCATCCACTGCCCATTCTTGGTTATATAAATTAGAAGTTAAGACTGAGAAAGATGGAGTAATGGGTAAAGAATATACTACTAAAAGATTTGTATATTCCCCATTAGATCCTAATGAGATTAAGTTGATATGTGTCGATGAGGCGTCTACTATACCATTAAAGATGAGACAAGAAATGGAAAGCAATGGTATTAAAATATTAGCATGTGGAGATCTTAACCAATTACCACCAGTAGCAGATAAACCTGGATTTCTATATACTGGTAAAGTATTTAGATTGTCTAAAATTATGAGACAAGCACAATATTCTGCTATAGTAGAAATATCCAATATGCTTATAAAAGGTATACGGCCAAGAGTTGGAAACTATGGTGATGTTTTAGTTATATCAAAAGATGATTTGAATGATGATATGATTAAAGCATACAAAACTCTTATATGCGGAACTAATAAGACTAGAGATCAATTTAACGGTTATGTAAGACGTAATATATTGAAAACCTCCAGCCCAGTACCTATAATTGGAGAAAAAGTAGTTTGTAGACAAAATAACTGGAGAGTAGGTATAGATGGTATTAATCTAGCTAATGGTTTAGCTGGAACTGTTACTAATTATCCATCTATTACTGGTTATGAAGCTAAGAGTTTTATGATGGACTTTGTGCCAGATTTATTTCCAGATATTAAATTTGAGAAATTAAAATGTGACTTTAAATATTTCATATCTGATTATAGAACAAGACGTGAAATGAAGTCTATGATGAATAATAAATTCGGTTCTAAATTAGAAAAGTTTGAATTTGGTTATGCAATCACAACTCATATATCTCAAGGTTCCCAATATTTTACTGGTATCTATTTAGAAGAGCATCTTCATAGAGATATTCAACGTAATCTAAACTATACTGGAATAACTAGATTTAGAAATGCTTGTATCTATGTTTTACCTACACATAGAACAATGATTCCAGTAAGAAAGTCTGTTATATCTCTAAATGGTAAATCTATAATATAAAACGGAAAGGCCTTAAATGGCCTTTCTTTTTTGTTCTAAATCATACTTCAAATGTATACTATAATAGTGTAGTGTAGTTCTAATTTAACCATATAAGGAGGAATTAAGATGCCAATCTTTAGAGAAAGAAAACAAATAGTGCAACTATTTGACCCTACCACTAGAGAAGAAGTAATAATCGATGATAAGCCATATCTATTATTATTTGTCTTAGCTGGTAGTGACACTACAGATGAAGGAGAATGGATGGCTCTACGAGGTAGAGAGACTGTATTCCAATATCTTCTTCAAGCCTTCATGAATTACGACTGTTTGAACAGTTATGTCATGAGTGGCAACCTTGGATTAGGTAAAGAAGTTTCAATCTATTCTTTTTTGCGTATGCTTATAGAAAAATACTTCCCAGATCAAGGTTTAACTGTAGATGAGTTAGATGAATATGTAACAGATTATGCAAATCAAGATAAAGAAGAAGGAGACAAGCTAATGACTTCTAATGATTTGCAACTCTTCTATTACAAAGAGATGAACTCGCCAACTAAATAGTACTCATTAAAAATAGTATTAGAAAGTAGGTGAATTTGATGAGAGAAATAAAGCAACCCTTTGTAAACAAGAAAACTGATAAGAGTATGTTTTTAGATAAGATGTATGGCGGTAATAGAAAAGAAATTATTACTATGGATCATATTAGAAGAAATATTAAATTCTTATTTAGAGATATCGCCAGAGGTTCTGTTTCAAATCCTAAATTTGAAGAAGTTCTTAAAACTGATGCAAGAATTCTACAATATGCCTTAGATATGCTAGCATTCGATATCAGAAAAGCTAATATAATTTTACTAGGTATTAAAATAGCTGGTACTGAGCTATATACTCAGTCAGGAGATTTTGGTTTAGTAAATGAAGTAGCAAATGAAACAAATGCTAAGATGATCATGTATCAAATTATGTATAATGGCATTACAAACTATATTCAAACTGGCGACTTTACACAAATTAGATCAATTGGGATGACGTTAAATAATAGCTTCAATAGAAAGTACCAATCGGTATTCTTCTAATGAACAGATTTCGTTCTATATATCATAGAGCTACACTATCCAAACATTCAGTTCGTCGTATGAGACAAAGAGCCAATCTTAAGAATAAGAAAGGTCAGAATAAATTTAGACGAAATGTAATGAAGAACGGAATATGTCTTAAAGATATACCACGTCATCCTAACTTTAAATCTATATACTCATATATGAAATACATGTGTAAGAAGGCACATTCTAAGAGTCCTTTCTGTATGGTATATCTGTATAAAGATTTTATAGTACCCGTTTCTATTGATGGTGTGATGATCACTTGCTTTAAGGTTGATGAACGGTTTAATACCATATATGATGAAATTGTAGAATATAGAAAACTTAATAGAGAATATAAAGAGATTAATAGCAAATATGAACAAGAAGAAACAGTATCCCTTGATTAGGTTTACATTCAAATAAACCTGATATTTTAGAAAGCGAGGTACTCAATCTTGGAAACAGTTGATGTTGTAAAACTAAGAACTCTTTGTGAGAAAGCTGAGACTAATGTACGACGTGGAGATGGATCTATTCAAAAGATGAAATTCCCTACACATGTTGTATGTGATAATAGTTTGAACGTAATAGATTATCATAATGGGAATGTAATTTGGAATGACGCAGAAGGATATTTCGTATACTTCCTAGTAATGAACCCTAGTACAATTCATAACTCTCCATCCGCTGGTATGAGTTTTGGTTCAAAATCTATGGTCCCAGCTGCTATGATCTGTGTTGATTATGGCGAAATTCAAAATATTCGTTGTGAAATCAACGAAGAAGCTTTCGATGCAGTAGCTGCTGCTTTGAATATGACTCAAGATCAAATCGAATACAATAAACATCGTTTATTCGAACAAACTAATGCGGACATTGCTATTCAAAGAAAACGCATGTATGCTTATTCCAATCAAGCTCATAAAAACAGCCCTGATGGAAAACGTAACTTTACTGATTTGGAAGAATATGATAAAACTGTTCATCCAGTTTCATATTAATAAAAAATTAGTATCGATATAACACTTTTATAAACAAATGTAATTTAGTTTCAGTCAGAAATAGTAAATCTAAACATATTTTTGATTGTAAACTATAATAATGATACCATAATGATATACCTCGTTATGAGGTATATCGTATGGGTATCGAATTTTTCCGTTTTTATCCTAGGAGGAAAAACTTATGTACAACATGAACAATTACGGACAACAATTCAATGGCATGGCTTATGGCAATAATGCGCCACAAAATCCAACAATGAGCCAATTGTTATCCCCAGAAGAAATGTCTGAGATCCAAAAAGCTCCTCAAGCATTTCAAACAAAATTAACTCGTGATGAATACCTTCGTGCTCTTTGTACTCACAAAGATCAAAATGGTAACATCAAATTGGAAAAATTGGCTGATGGCCGTTATCACTGCCCAATTTGTAACTCTGATTTCAATCTTATTGATTTGAACTCTGCAAAAGGTGATATTGAACAAATCTGCTTGAATATGAATGATTTGTATCAATCCATCAAAACTTACTTACCAAACCCAACAAGTTCCATGCGTGATATCTACATGATGATTGCATTCTTCAACAAAATTCCTCAATTGTGGGGTATTGCTAAAAATGCATTTGAAAAGATCACAAATGTTAATGGTGTATTACAACCAGCTGATGAAAATAACGCATTCCAAATCTTGGGTAATATTTTCAACCAACCTGGCTTCGGTGGTCTATACCCTAATAACTTCCAAGCTGGCATCGGTAATCCAGCTATGATGTATAACGCTGCACCTACAACTGCAATGTATAATACACAACAATTCCCTAATCAAGGCATGATGCAAAATCCTGCACAAACAATGCCTCAATTCCCAAGTCCAAATCCAATTGGCACAGTAGAAGCTCCTCAAGATTTCACTGCAAATCAACAAGCAACTTATACTGTAAACCCTAATGTAGCTGCTGCTCCAGCCGCTGCTAATCCTAACGTAGCTCCAGTTCCTACTCCTGATGTAGTGGAACCAGCTGCTCAACCACAAGCTTAATAGCTAAAGGTTAATTATTTTTCCTCTGATATGGCAATTCATCATCGCAAATTCATATAATACAAAGTTCACTAAAACGAGTATCATATCAGAGGATATTCTTGCTTAATACTTTTTAGTATACTAAATCATATAATGACTATAATACTGCGAAGATGGGTAATTCCATCTTCGCTTTATTTTTTTATCTTCTAAAATTGGGTATGATTATATACTATAATAGTGAGAAAATATTCTGCTATAAGAAAAAGTTTTCTCATACCCATTATAATTTTTTAGAAATTAAAGGAAAGGAGGAATTATAAATGGGAATGTATAGTTCTATTGTAGACTATTTTAACGGCAATGACGATTACGATGATGAATTATTGCCAGAAGAGCCTAGAAACATAGGCGAATTGGGAAAGGAACCAAATTTCGATGTTATTAAGCTTTATGAAGATACGGCTTTTGTAAAGGCTATCCAAGATACATTTAATACACCAGCATTCTTGGTAAAGCTAGTATCAAATGAAACTGGAAAGTTTATTGAGTTCCCAGTAGGAAATATCGTTGGAAAACCAAATAATGACGATAGTTCCGTTATCCGTATTTATCGAAACGATATTATTTTTGTTACTATGAGAACAGAATCTAAAACAACTAAAGACGATACTGTCTCTGAAACTAAAAAGAAAATCGAAGAGCTTAAATACGATTTCAAAGGTTTAAGAGCAGATACTTATCCACAAGAAGTTGATAATGCTACCCTTAGCCTATTTGTTCCGTATGCTAAAATAGCATACTTTGTAGATACTCTTATTAATGAGGGTATTTTAGAAACCAGTCCTATTAGAGTATTACCTAATCCAGGATATGGCACTTTTGATTTCAGTAAGGAGAATAAATAATGGCTGAAGACAAAAAGAAAAATATTCAATTGAATAACAAAAAGGCTGAAACTGTAGTAAGCGAAGTAGCTGAAGCTAAACCTTTATATGCAGATGCAGATGAAACAGCTGGTCCTTCCTTAGAACTTGCTAAGAAAGACTTAGCAGCTACAGAAATCTTTAATTCTGCTATGAAGCTTATCAAAGTTCTATGCGTAATGGAATTTGATGAACATGATCTTTCTAAGAAATTAAAAGATCTATATGTGCAATATCTATATGACTCTGACTATCATAAGTTCAGAAAGTCTGTAGCAGATTTCATTTCTGAAAATTTTAATTATTAATAATTTAAACTGTAGGAGGTTTAAAAATGAACAAGAAAAATTTACTATTAACAACTTTAGTCTTAACTTCTCTTAGCTTTCCAGTTTTAGCAGTTGACAATACTACTGGTACTGGAAACGGTATTGCTTATGGCACAAATTCTAATGCTGTTAATACTCAAGATATTGCAGTAGGACAATCTTCTAAAGTAGAAAACTACGTTGGTCAAAATGGCTCTGTAGCTATTGGTTACAAATCACATGTGGAAAACATGTCTGGTGGTGTAGAAGCATCAGTAGGTATGGGTCAAACTAATTACTCTGGTAATATGTGGTCATCTGCTCGTATACCAGCTGATCCATCTAAAATGGTTGGTTCCGTAGCCATTGGCAATAACACATATGCAAGAACTGGTAGTACTATGATTGGTTCTCATAACTATCGTGGAGAACTAGGTGATGTTACTATTGATACAGATCATGATGGTACTCGTGCAGCATCTCTAAATGCATATTCTACGACTGTAGGTGCTAATAGCTTCTCCAATGGCGCGTTTACTACTAATACTGGTACTTACAATATTATCAGTAGTGATTATACTGGTGGTCGTTTCTCTACACCTGTTAAAAACTTTGCTGCTACAGTAAATGGTTCTTTCAATAGTGTTGAATCTTATGATAGCTGGAGTAGCACAGCAGGCGTGGCTAATACTGTAATGGGTACGGCAAATAGAGTTGCAGATTCTAATGGCGCTTTAGTCTACGGTGCTGGTAATGAAATTACAAATTCCAGAGCAAGAATAGACAATCTTAATGTTGAAAATGTAGCTTCTGCAAAAGAGTTTGCTAATAAATTAAGAGGATCTATTATTAGCTCTAATGGTGGCGGTGCTACAATGGCAATCGGTGGTGGTAATAAAGCAGATAATACTAGATCTACTGCTATCATTGGTGTAAACAATAGCGTTATTGGCAGTACTGCTTCCTCTAAAAATAACTTTGTTGCTGGTATTAATAATAAATTAGAAAATGTTAATAACAGTGTAGTTATTGGTGTTGGGGATAAAGACTATGTTACTAGTGGTCTTAATAACATCGTATCTATTGGTACAAATGCTAAAGTGACTGCCGATAATAGTATTGCATTAGGTAGTGATTCCGTAGCAAATTCTGCAGTAGCTACGGCATCCGCATCTTTAAATGGCAGAACTTATAACTTTACTGGAATCAATCCTGTAGGTACTGTAAGTGTAGGTGATTCTGATAAAGAACGCACTATTACTAATGTAGCAGCAGGTCGTATTTCCAGTACTTCTACTGATGCTATCAATGGGTCTCAACTTCATAGCGTAATTCAAGAAATGAATTCTGTTTCTTCTGATACGCTTACAAAAGCAAATGGTTACACTGATAATCAAGTGAATAAAGTTGGTGCTGCTTCTGCTGCATTAGCCGCATTACACCCATTGGAATTTAACAAGGATTACAAATGGCAATTTGCAACTGGTTTCGGTAATTATGGCAACAAAACTGCTGTAGCATTGGGCGCGTTCTACCAACCTAATGAAAACATTTTATTATCCCTTGGTACTACTTTAGGTGGTCATAATAATATGGTAAACGGCGGTGCAACATTCCGCTTTGGTCATAATTCTGAAATGAATACAGACAAACAAATTGCAACTGATGCAAAAGTTCAAGAACTTGAAAACCGTTTAAAAGTTATGGAAGAAAAGTATAACGAACTTTTACAAAATCAAAATAAGTAAGACAATTATTTAGATTATTAGAGGTACGATCAATTTCGTACCTCTTTTAATATATTCATTTTAAAGGCAATTTTAAAAAGGAGCAAGAACAATGAAAAAACAAGGTATTTTATTAACAGCAGCTGTATTAGCATCTTTAACTGTAGGTAGTGCATATGCAACAGGTTCTAATATTGGATATAACAATACATCCAATGGTACTTATGGTATGGTAATCGGTTCCAACAATACAAGTGAAGCAGGTGCAACAAGCTCTTTCGTATTAGGCGATACTAATACTGTGAAACAAGCAAACTCCTTTGCTTTTGGCCAAGGTAATACATCCGATGGTGAAAACAGTTTTGTTGGTGGTGACAAAGCTAAGGCAGTAGGTCGCGATACATTCGCGTTCGGCTCTTCTGCAGAAGCTCTAACTGAGTATACTATTGCCATTGGTTCTCAAGCTAGAACTATTGGTTACAATACTCTAGCTATTGGTAATGGTGCTACAGTATCTGGTCCATCCTCTATTGCTATTGGTAGAACTAATAATGTTACAGGTGAAAATTCTGTAGCTATTGGTGCTAATAATGGTACTATTAAAGGTGAGCAAGCTGTAGTGGTTGGTTACAACAATAAGATGACTACTGCTGATCAAGAGCAATTGATCTTCGGCTCTAATTCTGTCACTAGCGGCCAAGGCTCTATTGTGGTAGGTACTCATGGTCAAGCTACTGCTGTTGATACTGTTGCACTTGGTAACAACACTATTGCTGACGTTCAAAATGGCATTGCTATCGGTACTAATAGTGTTACAGAATCAGCTGTTGGTACTTCCAATATCAAAGATAATACAACTGATATTAGATTCTCCAACGCCACTTATGCTGGCTCCACTCCTGACAGTGTAGTATCCTTTGGTACTAATGGTCGTGCAGGTGCTGGTGGGGTTACTAGTTATACACGTCAACTTCAAAATGTTGCAGCTGGTCGTGTATCCAGTACATCTACAGACGCTATTAATGGCTCTCAATTGTACGATGTAGCTCTTGAAGCTCAAAAGTACAATACTCTTGTAGATGGTTCTAACACAACAGTTGAGTCTAAGGATAATGCCTTTGGTCGCAAAGAATACAAAGTGAATGTAAACAAAGATTTAGTAGATATGAATTCTGCTAGCTTTGGTAAAGTGACTGATGATGTACATTCTTACATTGGCAAGGATAAAGCTCATTTCTTTGATGGTACTACAAGTACAAATACTAAAGTAGATGCTAATGGTATGAAGTTGGAAAATACTGACAACTTAGATACTGCAGAATATACTATGGATGGTATGACTGCTAACTCCAATGGCAAATCCATTTCCTTTACTACTAATGGTATTAGTGCTGGTGATCAAAATATCAATAATGTAAAAACTGGTGTTGCTGATACAGATGCTGTCAATGTTAAACAATTAAAAGACAGCATTTCTACTGAATCCGTTATCAGTGATAATCAAGTTGACAATATTGCAGCAGTTAGAGTTACTAATGGTAAATCCACTGGTGATGCTAATGCTCAATACGGTGTTTATGTAAGTAAAAACACTGTAACTGATATCGCTAAAGCTGCTAATAAATTCGAAGGCGATTCTGTAATCAAAATAGAAACAACTACTGGTGCTAACCATACAGCAGATACTACAACATTCAAATTCGATGGTAACGAAGCTGCTAAAGTATTACCTATTTCCTACAAAGCAAACGGTGGTACTGTAAATAAAGTAATGGCTGACGAAGGCTTCAACTTCGTTAATGGTAACCACATTAATGCATCCGTTGGTGCTGATGGTTTAGTACGTTTCGATCTAGATCAAAATATTCCTAATCAAATCGACTCCAACACTAATGCAATCAATGGTCTTTCCGATAAAGTTGCTAAAAACCATAAAATCTCTGAACGTGGTATTTCTGGTACTGCTGCATTAGCTGCATTGCATCCATTGGATTTTGATCCTGACCACAAATTAGACGTAATGGCTGGTTATGGTCATTTCCATGGTTCTAACTCTGTAGCATTAGGTGCTGCTTATCGTCCTAACGAAGATCTAATGTTCACAGTTGGTTCCACTGTAGGTAATGGTGATACAGTTGTTAATGCTGGTATCTCCTACAAAGTAGGTGCTAAATCTGATGTAAGCCGTAGCAAAGTATCTGTAGCTAAAGACGTTGCTGATATGAAACGTGAAATGGAAGCAATGAAAGCACAAAATGCTAAAATTACTGCGATCCTAAATGCAGTACTTGGTGCTGATTTACCTGAAGATCAAACTAATATGTTCCCAGATGTTCCTGCTAACCATTGGGCATATGAAGCTGTAAATGATATGGCTAAACGTGGTCTTGTAATTGGTTATGAAGATGGCCAATTTAAAGGTGACCGCACTATGACTCGTTATGAATTCGCTATGATCGTTGAACGTGCAATTCAAAAAGCAAAAGAATTAAACACTTCTATTGACGGCCGTTTAGTAGATGAATTCAAGCCAGAATTGCTTCGTTTCGAAATTCAAAAGAATGGTTCCTTAGAACGTGTTCATACAATGAAATCCAATAAAGAAATCCAACGTGATTCCTATGGTACTATCATTACAAAATAATTAATACTAAATACCCAGGTATAGGCTTAGTCCTATACCTGGAATCTTTTTAAATAATAAGGAGTAAATATCATGATCGCATTAAACACTTTTGAAACAATGAAACAAATCAGATCTTACGAAGAAATTATTGAAGTAAATGTTAGAGCCATATCTGACATTATAGCTGAACTTTCAACACTTACTGGAATGCCAGGTTATCCTTATTCCTTTAAAGGTGGAAAATTTGAAGTAATCTTTGGTATGAATAAAGAATTAAAAGAATTAACCGCATATCCTCATTGCATGCATATGTATGCAACTGGTGCTAAAATGCATCCTCCAGTAGTATTGGCTAGCAGTTTCAATTTAGTTAATAATGCATTGTTTATCGGAAGAACAGAACTTCCAGTATGGTTCTATAAGAATCTTAATGAAGCAGTGCAAAAATGGATTAACTTAGTCAAAGTAAATGAAGAAGATATCTTCAATGATGATCTAACTAAATGGCGTATCATTACTAGATCCTTAAATATGCAGTTAGAAACTATTCGTAAAGCTGCCGAAGGTATCGAAGAATTGTTCAATAAATAATATAATAAATAGGGTATGTAAAATGCATACCCTATCTTTTTTACACAAGGAGTATAGTATTATGATAAAAGAAGATAAAGAATTCATACCTCAATATGATAAAACTGATAAAGAAGAAAATATAGAAGTTCTCTATCTGTGGAATATGGGTGGTATTGAAATTAAGGGATACAATCTTAATGATGAAATAGTAGAAGTATATTTTATTTATGACGACTGTCAATTTTTAATCAGATCTAAGAAACAACCTACTTATAGCGAAAGATTCCTAGATGTAATTAAAGCTTTGATCGAAGGAAACTATTCTTCTGATATTGCTTCTATTATTAAAGTATCTAAGAAAATTAATAAACCTATTCTTATTACTTCTGGAATCTATAAAAATAGTAGAGAGTTTACAGTTAGATTGAAATTCCCCGTTGGTGAAGGATATTGTATTTTGTTTATGGAATTTGATAAAGTTGATGAAGATACTTTATATGGTATTAGATTCAGCTATGTTCTAGATAAGGATAAAAGAATTAAGCGCGGTAACGTAGCAAGTACTAGAGAAATCTTCAGCTATATGAAAGATTTACTAGAAAAGTAGTTTTTATAAAAAGGAGACAATAAAATGGAAATGAATTATATTAATGCATTAGAAAATTTCAATGATGTTTGTAAAGCATTTTTAGAAGGGGCAAACTCTGGTGAGTTCAGTTATAATGAAGGTACTGAAGGTAAAGTTGGTTTCTTAGTTAATAAAGAAGAAAAGATTATTGAATTCTTTGTAAATGATATAAAATTCAAATATGGGAAAGATAAATTCAACTATTATTATTTAGAAAGAACATTGCTTAATTTTCCAGATGCTATTATTGACCATCTTGAAAAGGATCCATACTGTTTACTAATTTTAGCTAAAGCCTTCTTAGAATTAGGTACTGGTAGCAATGATCAATTTATGAAAAATGTTGATAAAACAGATCATTTCAGATTGCTTTGTTTGCAAATGGCAAAAGCTTTAAATGACTTACATGGTTTCTTTGCAAATCCAGAATACATTAATAGATTATTCAGAGCTAATGAAGAATGGCAAGAAGAAAAGATTCGCGAAGAACGTGATTTCTGGAGAGAAATGGCAGACTTAGGAGTTACTCCTGAGGATGTATACGACTAATAAAAGAAGAGGAATTGCCTCTTCTTTTTTTTTGATAAAGTATAGATATTTCAGTTATATACTATAATAATGATATTAGTGTATTATTATAGGAGGATAGTATGAGATATCTAACAAAAAGTGGTAGTGAAATGGAAGTGTCTATTGTGACACTTTTCGCACTATCCAAATCTGTCTTGAATGGTTCTTATGTAACTATTCAGGACGTGGCTGAAAATGTAAAATACATATTCAGCAAAAAGGGAGCATATAATATTCTATTAGATGCAACCTTGATCTCTTTTGATCTAGAAGAAAAAGAAGCATATGAAAAGATGCTTCAACATCATTTCAAGATCAAATAAAACAGTCTATTCTAGATATTATTAATAATATCTAGATGGACTAAGAAATAATGGATGAAATAATCCATTATTTTTTCTTCTAATCATGGCTTATGAGGTGAAATTATAATGCTTAAAAGAGAATATTTCGACTTAAACACCAATAAGGTTAGTACCACTAGTATGACCACTTCAGAATTGTTCCTAGAAATAAAACAGCAAGTAACTAAATTTAAAACTCAGCATTCTTATAGAGAAACATTGATCCATGCTATTATTTTAGCATCAGTATTTCCACAAGATAATAGATCTCATTTTAATGAGGATAGATATTTTATTTCCTTATCAGAATACACTCCTCATGAAATAGATTTGATGATATCTTTAGTAGCAGAAGATGCTGGTATAGTATATACTCAATTAAGAAAGGTATATGATTTTATCATTAAACGTTATACTCATGAATACTATGATGGTGGTGTTAAGAATAAGAAATTCAAATTGCCATCTTATGTAGAATTCATTAATGACTTAAAAGAATCTGAAGATATACAAAATATAGTAACGTATGCTGTAGCCGCTGTACGTCCTTACTAGGTAAATACTATGGTAATTGTATACTATAATTATGGAAGCTATATATAACAAGATAGTATTCTTAATTATAGAATGAAAGGAGAAATGGAATGAAGATTCCAAATAATTCTCATCTCTCAAAAGAGATGACAGCTAATATCAAAGACTATTCTAAAAAGATTAAAAGTCTAGAATCTTTTGCTAAGTCAGTACGAAAGAATCCAGGTCAATATCTATCTTCCACTGGTAATGAGGGTCAGTTGAATGCGATTCGAGAAGTATTCCAAAATGCTACAGATGAATTGAATAGACGTGTTTCACCATGTGATAAAGTATGGATTGAATTCTATGAAGATAGTCTTAGAACCGTTGTAATGGATAATGGTCGTGGTATTCCAGCAGAAGACATTGTTCGTGTATTTAGTAGAGAGCATACTTCTACAAACTACGAAAAACACGAAGGTGAATATCCATCTGGTTTGCACGGTGTGGGTTCTAAATGTACCAATGCTGTATCTTCTAGATTTACAGTAACCACTTATCGATTAGGTAAAGCTTACCAAATAGAATTTTCTGAAGGTGAACCTTTAAAGAACTATGGTACTGGTAAGAAAGGTCCTGATGGTAAAGAAATCTTTATGCCTAAAGAAATCAAATATCCAGCAGGAGCTCAAGGTACTGTAGTAGATTTTGAACCAGACTTTTCTATTATGGGTAGAATTACTTTAACTAGCAAAGATATTTATCGACTAGTATCTAATATTGTTCCATTATTGAAACCTGGTGCTGAAGTATTCTATACTGGATATCTTAAAGATGGTACTGTATTTAAAGATCATCTAGTAAACAAAGATGGTGTTCTTACATACCTTATCAATAAAACTGATAAACCTATGATCAAGCCAATCATCTTTGGATATGATACTGGAAGAATGAAAGTAGAAGTTGCTATGACTTATGTAGCTAATGTAAATGCTGGTCCAGATGTAATGACATTTGCAAATACTTCTCCAGTAAATACTCAACTATCTACTCCATCTATTGGTTACTTCAAAGGAGTATGTGATTTCTTTAAAGGTTATATGAATAAGATATTCTTAGCCAATAGTAAAAAGAAATTAGAAGTTAATAATACCGACGTATTAACTGGTTTGGTTGGCATTGTTGCAGCTGCTCATATGGACGTTATGTTTGATGGTCAAGCAAAGAATGTTTGTAAGACAGAAGAACTAACACCATTCGTTAGAGATATTACTTTTAAAGCACTTCAAGATTGGTCTAAGAAGAATCCAGATGATTTGCAAAAGCTATGTAACTTCTTAAAAGATGTAGCAACTGCTCGTACCAAAGCAGATAAAGAAAAGATTAATATCTCTAAGAAGTATAAAACGAATACAATCTCTGGTACTCCTAAGGGATTTGTAAAAGCAGAGAAGAAAGATCATTTAGAGTTGTTTATTGTAGAAGGGTTATCAGCTGCTTCTCCATGTCAAACTTCTCGTAATGAATATCAAGCCATCTTCCCAATTCGTGGTAAGATGCCAAATGCATTCTCTAAATCTAGAGAAGAGTTCTTAAAGAATGAAGAAGTTCAATCTATTCTAGCTATCTTGGGTTGTGGGTATGGTAAGAACTTTGATATTTCTAATTGCAAATATGACAAAGTTATTATCCTAGCCGATGCCGATTATGATGGTTTCCATATTAGAACATTGATCCTTAAGTTTTTATTAGTATACTGCCGTCCTTTGATTGAAGAAGGAAGGGTATATGCTGTATTATCCCCATTGTATCATGTAGATAAGGGTACTAAGAAATGGAAGTATTTCATTGATAAAGATGACTTCACTCAATATGTGAGGGATGAGTTCGTAAAGGCTAATAAAGTTGTACACCAAAAGACGAAGAAAGAATTCACTAAGAGTGAGATCTCTTCACTTATCATTAATAATAACAACTACGATTTTTATGTCGAACGCATTGCCAATAACTATATGATTGATCCGATCTTATTAGAAGATTTATTACTATTAAGAAACGAAGCATTCAATAAGTTCAGTGAATTCAAGAAATTGATTAGTAAGAAATACAAGTATCTCAAGATTGAGAAAAAAGGAGATGTTGTATTACTCAATGGCCTTGTAAATGGTATTAATGGTGATAGAGAACACACGATCATCTTTAATGAACAATTACTAAATGCATGTGCTGTATTGATTAGCTATTTAGATAAATCTGAAAAACGATATATCTTAAATGGTCATAAGATTGGTCTATACCAATTGATTAGTACATTTAGAAAATCTGAACCTAAGAATATCGAACGTGCAAAAGGTTTGGGTTCCTTAAATGATATTGAAATTGGTGAGTCTACATTAGATCCTCGTAATAGAAAATTATTGAGATATACTACTGAAGATATCACAAGAGAAATTGAAGAAATGCGACAAGTCAATGATGATAAATTCACATTGATTAAAGACATCGACATTTCCCAATATGAATTCTAGGGAATATTCCCAAGATATTATAGAGTGCTCATAATGGGCACTCTATATTTTTTACTTTAAATTTTAATAGGAGGACGTGTTAGAATGTACGATATCAGTAATTGTTTTAATCCAGAAGAATATATGGAAGAATCATTCAAAAGTACTATTGGTAATTTTGATTATATTCAAAATTATGCAGATAATATTAGAAAAGAATATGCTAATAAAGAAAATCTTATCACTTATAATGGGTACAATGAATATCGGATTAAAGATGATAATGGGGAACCAGTAGCTTTATTCCATTTTGATAAAGACTTTACAGAAGTAATTGATTCCGATACTTTAAAGAATCTTAAAATGTATGTAAATCTAGCACCAGAAAATCGTTGTAATATTACTGTATTCCATCATACAGATCTAGATGGCGATTCCTCTGGCTCTTTGATTAATCAGCTTATTAGATTCAATAACCAAACGTCTATTCGTTTCATCAGATACAATTATAATGGTACAGTTATTTCTGATGAAATTGAACGTATGGTTGAAAATCCTACATACGAAAAGAAAAAGAATATTGCCTTTGTTTTAGATTTATCTCTTAAGAATAATCAATTAGAAGAAATTCTTAAATACTATGATAAAGTAGTGTGGATCGATCATCATATCACCTCTTTATATCAAAATCCAATCTCTCTTTGTAATCAATATAATAACTTTACCTATATTCTAGATACAAGAGAATGTGGTTGTTGGTTAACTTATGCTTGGTTATATAATCCTATTAAAGCAATTAACTCTAAAGATACTGTAGATTCAGTATTAGAAATGCTTGAAAACTTTGATATGACTCAAGAGCAATATAAATTAGATGCTAGTGCCAACGAAGCATTGGAAGTTTATAAATCAAAAGCTCCATTAGTTGGGTTGATCTCCGTATATGATTTGAAGCAAGATGTAAAATACCCACAAGCTTATCAACCAGCATTGTGGTTAAACCAATGGTATAATGATATTAAAACATTAGAACCATACTGCAATACTTGGCAAAATATCTGGAGAGGAAACTACTATTATGATGATGAAGATAATAAACCATTCATCACTCCAGATGTGGAAGAAATCTTGACTAATGGTTATAAGTTATACACCTTATTCCAATTAAAAATGAGAGCACTTAGAGTTGCTGATCCTGTATATGAATACAAAGTAAATGATAAGAATACTAACTTAGAATTCCATTGCTTAAATGGTTTTGGTTTCTCTCAACGTTTTGAAGAAAACAGAGAAGATATCAAAATCATTGCTAGATTTATTGATAATAGATCTAAACTTTCTTTCTCTTTCTATACAGACAATGAAGAAATCAAAGAACTTATTCCTTTAGGTAAATTGAGTAATAAATACTTCAATGGTGGTGGTCATCCAGGAGCTGCTGGTGGTTCTGTACCTGTAGGAATTATGACTGAAACATTTGAAAAGATTATCAGTGCTGGATCTCTTCCTCAACCTGATAATAAATATAGATTGAAAGATGTGGATTTCAATTTTAGTGATCTACAAGAACTTGAAAGTATTATTGGTATTACTAATTTCACTGGATCTACAGATGAAGTAAGATTCGATGATATTATGGATATTTATTTTAGATTATTCATTGCATTGATTGTTTATGAATACAAATTAGCTAAACGATAATTACACACAAGGAGACCCCTAGAGCCGTGGTAGCTCTAGGGGTAATTTTTCGAACGTGTGTTTATGTAAATAAATATATTTATATTCGCTTAGGAGGATGTGCCCAAGAAAAGAAAGGCACATTCAAAAATGAAACAATCTTAGCAACGAAAAAAGAAAACAAAGTACGTATTAAAACAAAGAGGCAATTTTAAAAATTTAAACAACTTTAACAATAGCAACATCGTCATCGCGTTAAATAATGGATTACCTACTGACACTCTGGCCGTCTAGAGTGCTAATAGAATAAGCCATTACTTTATGTTACTAGAGTTTAAGCCAGTTTATAGCTATATACTATAATAATGGTAGAGATATATCTACAATAGTTTTTAGATAAGGAGAAAAACGAAATGCAAAACGAAATCGCAGAATTTGGAAAAGCTATTTATAATATAGCGAAACAAGAAATCTTCCCAGATGTAGAGGAAAGGGTAAAGAGTTTTAAAGATAGAGTAGTCAATGATATCTTAAATAGAATCCCTGATAATATCAATTTCCCTATTAATGAAACTATTAGAGAGTTTAAAACAGAAGTCAGAGAATTTACAAATACTCCAGAACCTCATCAAAGAAAAATAGTAGCTGAGTTCATAAGAGAAGAAGATCGTTATAAAAACGAATTTAAGAATTAATATAACCTAGACTAATTAGTAGGAAAATATAAGCATAATCAAATTCATACTTATCTCAAAAACGTGGGATTCTTGTTGCGTCTTTTCCACCTTAAAGACTTTCACTCCTTCAAGAATCAATGAAGACTCATGTGTGCCCATAGAATAAGCACAACATTATTTCTTTGGGTACTATACTCTAATACAAACACATACACATAACAATCACAAATACACTGAAAACCTCAATAATAAACAATCAGTAGTTATACTGAACGGATACATGGTTAGGTTGATTATTGCTTATATTTTCCGCTCTTAAATTCTCTACAACAAAAGATATTATGGTGAATGGGACCAAACCCATTCACCTGGTATCTTTTATTTTTTATACATAACTTACTTAGGAGGAATAAAAATGAATCTTACCAGCAACGATTTCTTATCTCATAATCTATCTCCTGTACCATCTCAAATGTTTGTATGGTTTGTGAACAGAGAAGATGATACCACTTGTTACGAATTCACTAATGAGGGTGTAAATAATAACTATAATAAAGAAGTAGATGAACGAAAAGAAGAAATTAAAGAATTTGGTCTTATTGGTAATGGGTCTAAGATTTACTTCAATACTAAAGATGGTATTATCAATATTGGTGATAGAAAAATTAAACTCTTTGTAGAATCTGATGAAGATATTAATGTATATCTACGTCTTACCGAAAATGAAGAAGAAGATTATCATAACGTAATTCAATATAAGAAAGCAGCTTTTGATTATATTCCAGTTCCTGGTGTTGCTCAAGCTATTCCTGGTACCGTTACTAATCATTTCATTGGATATAGCTGTGAAACTGAACACTTTTCTTTCCAAGTAATCTTAGATGTTCCAGTAGGTCAACCTATGGAATTAAAAGCAACTATCACTATGAAGAATACAGACTTTGAAGGAAAGATTTGTATGCAATCTTGGAAAGATGATGAGATTAGATATTATGAGGAAGAAGATATTAAACTAGAACAATCTAAACCAGTAGAAAATAAATTTGTATTATTAAATATCTAAACACATAAATTCCCGTATACTCATTACGAGTATACGGGATATATTTATCTTAGTCTATAAATAAACCATGAGCCATATTATGAGCAGTCAAACGCATATCGTTTGTGATCTCTTCAGCTTTCTTTACTTCTTGATAGAAAGCTTGAATCTTTTGGAAGTTTGCAGGATTAGTAGTAGGAGCTGCATAAACATCTTTTATTTTTTTAAGCAAAGCTTGTTTTTCATCCATTGTAATATCACCTCTTCATATAATAAATTAGGATTACTTAATGTAACCCATATCTATTTACCAGTGGAACCCATGCCACCAGTTCTTTTTTTATTCAAAGGTTCGATTTCATCTTTGAAGATATAAAAATTTTCAATAATTCCTTGACAGAATTTATCGCCTTTTTTAATATTAATAGGATTTTCTACAGAGAAATCGATATAGATATGGCCTTCATTAGTTTCATTACCGTAGAAATCTCCATCTATAATACCTGTCGTATTTGCAAATTTAAATCCATACTTCATACCATAAGAGGATCTAGGATAAATCTTTAGTAATAAATTTTCTAATACTACAGCATTAGCACCTCTTATATTGGTTAGCCTACATTTAATACCAGTAGGTACTAGATATCTTAAACCAGGAATTGCATTGATCTCAAATGGAGAATAGAAATCATAACCTGCAGAGAAAGGTGTAGATCTTCTAGGAAGTTCTACTGTATTGATATCATAGTCTTCATCTTTAATATCTTTAGCATATACATAATTCCATAATCCTGGATTATTTGTTTTTAAATCTTCTAAAGCTCTTAACCATTCTTTTTTACTTACTCGTTCGAACATTGCTGTCTCCTTTATTAAATAATTATTCTATTAATAATTAGTATTAGATATCATTAATTGTAAAAGTGTATTATTTCAGTTATATACTATAGTAGTGATAATAGTATATAGAAGGTTAAGGGCGTATATATTATTATTGAGACATTTATCGAGTCTCTAGAGAGCCCTTACTCTAGAGCAGGGCCTTAATAGGATTTGATAATCCAGTAGATTTACCTATTAAGGCTAGAGAAAGAAATCTACTGGTACAATACTAATATGCCGAATGGAGACAGGGTTATGCATATTAGTAGAAAATGAATCTCCATGATTTCCCTGGATGCATGGAGCGTATTATACTAAAGGCTAGAGACACGTCTTATGGTGGGCCGTATAATATGGAATATTCGACACCATGAAAAATAAAGGATTGAGTGCACGCTTTCCTTTATTTTTTTATTTCTCCATGTAGTATCAGAGATAAAATTCTCTATTCTGAAATACTATACTATTTCAGTTATATACTATATTTATGAACACCTTAAGGAGGAATGAATCTAAGAGAGGAGGTGTTAATGGTGAATACTGCTTGCGGTTTGTACACCCACAAAAGGTCTAAACAAATAAAAATAAATTGCTTTTGCTTAGACCCAGAATCAGAGGCTGATATTTGTATTTGGTAAATATCCACCCACCCTCTGATTCAAAAAGAATAAGCAAGATTCCTCAAGCTTATTCTTTTTTTGTTTTAAACACAGGAATTCCCCATCCCAATTTAATGGGATGGGGTTGATTCCTATTAGGTGTAATAACCAGTTAAACGGATTTTAAAGGTCTTGTTACCAGGAGTACTATTGATAGGTGCATTAACGCGGAAAGATACAGTAGCAACGTTTGTACCACTTGTTTCCACACGACCATTATTCATAGTACCTTTTAAAACGCCTTCACCAGCAGATGCAGTATTAGCTGTAACCTTTTTAGATACGAAGCTAGAACCAGAACCACCGATTTTCAACCAATCGGAATCGGAAGCAAGTTTAGTTTCAATCCATTTATCACGAGCTACGTCTTCATTTGCTGTATTACCATTAGCATCTAAAACAGTAAGAGTACATTCACGAAGGTCAGAATGATCTTCAGTATCATTACCACGGTTGTTCCAGATATTAACCACTAATGGAGTAGAAGGTTCTTGAGCTTTTACAGTACCAACAGACCAAGTGTCTACTGGGCTTGTATTGGCTTCATTATATAATGTAATTACTGGACCCAAATTTGCAGCCATGTAATTTACCTCCTATTATACATAATAACCATTAACACGAATTTTGTAAGTTTTAGTACCAGGTGTAGCATTTACAGGTACAACAACTTTCAAATTCACTTTACAGTAGTTTTGTTTAGACGATGTAGTATTTTTATTACCATCGTTAACTGTTCCTTTGATTGTGAAATCACTAGCTGCAGTAACTGCTTCTGCTTGGAGATGTTTACCATCAGAACCACCTACAGGTGTCCATGTAGAAACGTTACCGTCAACTTTAGGTACGTTTACACGAACCCATTTGCCAGCAACTAATTCACCGTTGGAAGAACCGTCAATATCGAGGGCTGTAATAGTTACATCTTTTAAGTCAGAAATAGCAGTAGAGCCATTGCGATTGTTCCATACATATATAGAGAAAACAGCAGATTCATTACTTGCTTGAACGACACCAGCGTCCCAGTTAGTAACAGATTTATCTGATTCATCCATAATAGTAATACTTGGAGCTGCCATGAATGCACTCCTCCTTTCTTTTCAAAATATTATATAAGTGTTATCACTTCGAATCTTAAAGGCTCGATAAAGCCTCATTAAGATGTCAAGTGATATCATTATATCATAATATATCATATCCAGTTGTAAGATTTAATTTATTCTCTTGCAATCCTAGATACTTCGCAAGAGTTCTTTTAAATCCACCATTTGCAATCTTTAACTCCATAGGGAAAGAGTTTTCTACAATTGGATCTCTTATATAAACATTTATAGGATTTTTTATTTTGGTACAATCTTTGAAGGCTTTGTGATTATTAAAAGTATCTTCATCATATATTAAACTAGATAAGTCTAAAGTACCAACAATATTTTCTAAATTTGTACAACCTTTAAAACTATCAGAAAGTCTTTCTACTCTAGACATATTTACCTTTGATAATCCAACTAATACAAGTTGAGAGCAATTTAAAAATATCTCATCAAATCCATGCTCAGAAAAATATAAAGTTCCACCAGTATCGAATTCAAAAGTTTCAATTCCAAAACAATCTGCGAATGCTCTAGTCATATCAATCGGTGTAGATTGTGAAAAAGTATTATTTCTAAAAATAGGATAGCTTAGGCCTCTATCATATCTAAACATTTCCACACCAGAAGTGCATCTAGAAAAATTAATATTTGGAATTATCTTTGCTAACGATCTATCATTAAAGAATGTGTTTTTATTTACAGATGGTTTAGGACTTGCTATAAATCTATTTGCTGATGATGCATAAACTATAGAATCGAAATAATGTTTGATTCTATCTTTATCATCATCCGATGGTATATTTCCAGTTTCTGAAGAGGCTACAAATTCAATACCATTTGGCCAAACACTAACATTCCCACTATAATGGATACCATGAACTGCAAACCAATCATCTAAATTTTCGTATTTGATACTAAGCATATAAGTAGCCCAAGCTTTATATCTTTTATCTATATGCTCAATATTGTATGGGTTGCTTCTTCTATTACTATCATTAGATAAAGGAATATCATCATTATTCATGAATGGATCTTCAGATTTATAATCTGGAAGGTTTGGGTCACCAGAAGGAGTTTCAGCAAATAGCTGTAAATCTAATTTGAAGGAAAGAGAGATAGAACTCCTTCTTTCTAATCTCTCTTTTTTATTAATATTATTTTCCATAATATCTACTCAACGATCTTATATGTAATATCAGGTTTATCATCTCTTAGAGTATTTACATTAATAAACTCTGGT